CAATTCAGTTTCTTCAACGCCGACAATTACCTCGGTGACTACGTTGTTTTCGTCAAGGAATGCGTAGTGCGCCATTATGCCCAGCTCACGTTTCCTGTGCCGGCAGTAATTGAAGTGACCTTAAATCCACCCGACGGGCTTGCTGTTGAACCTGTCAGACCTGCGCCAATTGTGATCGTGTAGTTGTCTGGGTATTTGAGGATGACAATTCCTGAACCACCTGCGTTGGCTGGCGTGGACGGGTTACCGCGTGAAGAACCACCACCGCCACCTGTGTTTACTGTTCCAGCCGTACCAGTACCAACAGCGCTACCACCACCACCAGCGCCACCAGAACCGCCTGTGCCGTTATATGAACCGCCACCGCCACCGCCTGCATAAGTGACTGATGAGCCTGTGATTGAATTTGCTGTGCCTGCTCCACCGTTACCGCCGTTCACACCAGCATTGCCACCAACAGCCGATGCGCCACCGCCACCACCGCCAGCGCCGATACTTGCGTTTGAGCCAGTACCACCACTTGAACCTTGCGCTGGAGAAGTTGTAGGAGATGATGCGCCACCCGAACCTGTACCACCTGGCCAGCCAGCACCACCACCACCCGAACCACCAGCTGCGCCGTTTGTTAATGGTGGGGTGCTTCCACCACTAAACGTTGCGCCACCACCGCCACCTGTTGAAGTAGTCGAATTAAAAACGCTGTCGTTGCCTTTAGTGCCACCATGAAAACCTGCTGCGCCACCGGCACCACCTGCTCCAACTGTGACCGTGTAATTGGTTGCAATGTTTAAAGTGCTCGATGATGTGCGATAACCACCTGCACCACCACCACCACCGCCGTCGGTTGAACCACCGCCACCACCGCCAGCGACAACAAGAAACTCAACCGATAAATCAGTACCGCGTGAAATGCCTGCAAGTATTTGCATGGCGTTATGCGCTCAAGTTGCCGATGACGACCCAAGTATCAGTTGCAATTTTGCAACACGTAGCAACTGCGTATTGGGCAGATGTTTTCAGTTTTGAGCCTTGGCTTCGCAAAGTTACGCCAGCGCCAGCAGTAATAGTGACCTGACCTGCGCCGAGTTGCATGATGTTTATTTGCGTTCCAATGCCATAAGCCACGCTTGAGTTTGGCGGAATTGTCAGGGCAATCGCCGATGCGTTATCGCATGTGATTAGTTTGCCGTCATCAGCCAAAACAGTTGTGTACGTGGTGCCTGTCTGCGCGTTTAACGCAATCATTGCTGTCGCAACCGCGTCCATTTCTGCTGCAGTCAAAACCTGCCCAGCGGTGAAATCTTGCCGTGTAGCCATAAGTGCTCCTATCCTAAAACATTAAGCGCGTCAATAACGCCATATGTCGGGTTATCCAATATCAGCTCAAAAACGATCGTGGTTGGTGCAGTCGAGTACAGAACCCTGTGGCCTGTGCTGAAATCCAGATAATGCTCAATGCCCTCAACCGAGAGCTCTTGCGCCAACTGGGTTGTGCCAGCACCGCTAGGGAATGTTTTTTCTATCTGGATTGTGTCGCCAATTTCAAGTGTGGCCAGCGTGTCGCGCTGTGCGTCGGTCAGCATGAGGAACTTAGTTTCTACGCTTGTGTACCGCGCTTCTGGATTTGGATTCAGCAGGTATTCGGCGGCGGTCTGTATTTGACCAGCCTGATGCAAAAGGCTGTTAGTGATACTTGTAGTCTGAATAAAATATGTGGCAATTGACGCTGCATCTTCGGCCGTGTATGTCGTGCCGTCTAGTCCCGTCACAACTGAGCGGTTCACCACCGAATCGGCCTCAAAACTGATGCCCACGCCGTCATATTTGTAACCCGTGCCGGTATCGGTAAACGATGCAATAGGCGCGCTAAGGGTCGTGCCTATGCGTTCTTGGAATGTGAACACGCCTTCTCTCGACATAAACACGCGCCCGAACTCGGCTGTTTCGTTAATTTGCGTAATGTACTGCAACACGTTTGTTCCTGCTGGCACGTTGTAGGCGCTGTCATGACCAAGGTCAACGGTTCCCGTAGCGATGTCACGCGCAGCAACAGGAAAATCTACTTCTGGCAAATCCAGCACGGTTTCAATGCGTTCGCCAGATGTTTCAGATGTTGGGTTTAACGCGTCTAAATAGGTTTGGGCTAGCAGATAGAACTGGTCAGAGCAATACACCGTGACGGTGTCTAAACCGCCTAAAGCGAAGTTGTAGTCATAGTTAACGACATATCCCGAAAACAGGTATTCCTCGACATTGGTTGAGCTGTAACGCAGCAATTTAACTTCGCGCAATGGTGCAAGACCTGGCTTGCTTTGTGCCGTGTCGTAATACGGACTGTTCTCGTCAAACGGGTTAAATATGCCGTCCACGTCTTGAATGGTAAATGACATGGTGCCAGCGCTGAATTGGTCGCCAATATCGCGTCTGCCGCGCTTGACGTTTATTCGAGTGGTTGAGTCCATGACGCTGGCAAACTCTGTTGTCCCATTCAGTACGTATGTGGTGTTGTTTAATACGCCTTTGATCGGGTCGTCAAGTGTGAATGCGTCAACAACAAACCCCGTAGCAATTTGCAGGTCATAGTTGCCCGAATCAACGACAGCAACGCTTGGCATTATGCAACCGCTATTTGTAGTGGGCCAGCCGAACGCGAGTAAGCGCGCAACGCGTTAACCACGCTCTCACCGATCTCGGCGCTAGTTGCCAAACCGCCTGTCACGTTAACCGTTATGCCACCGCCATTTTGCAAGCGATCTAACGGCACTACGGCTTCTGGGCCTGCTTCGCCGATCAGGGCAAGAGTAGGGGAACTGACAATTCCACCCTCGGCCATGCGCGGCAGATTCATGCGACTTGCGGCTTGTGTAGCCGAATTGCCACCAATGCTAGGCAGGTTGACATGAGCAATGGTCTTAATGTCTGGCGCAATTGGAATGGCGTTATAGGCGCGAATGATGCCATTGACCATCATGATTGCACCGTTGACAACAGACTCGAATGCGCCAAGTATGCCGTTAATGATTGCGTTGACGCCAGTCTTAAACCAGTCAAACTTGTTGTACGCGACAACTAGCGCAGCGACAAGTAGCGCAACGCCTGCAGCGATCAGCGCAAACGGGTTGAGCGCCATGGCAATGTTTGTGGCGATAATTGCAGCTGCTACTAGACCGATAGCGCCAGCAATAGCTAGGAATGCTTGAGGGTTGTCTTGAGCCCATGCAGCGAACTTGTTAAGCACCGGCAGGACGGCTTCGAGCACGGGCAACAGCGCTGCACCGATTGACTCTTTGGTTTCGCCAATTGAGTTTTTGAGAATCTTCATTTTGCCTGCAGCGGTGTCTGCTGCGGTTGCGGTTGCCCCGCCGAACGTACCGCCAAGCACGTCCATAATTTCGTTTAGGCTTGCACCTTCTTTAATCATTGTTGCCATTTCTGGAGTCAATGATCGGAGCGCCTTAAAGTTGCCCTGGTATGCCTTGGCAAGCGCATCGGCGACGGTGGCAGAATCTGTGCCGGTGGCCGTGCTGATGTCCATGACAAGGTTCATGTCGTTCATGGCAATGCCCACATCTTTGGTACCGCGCACAAGCGCTTCTAAAGCTTTGCGATATTCAGTATCGGCAACGCCAGACGCTCGACTCATTGCGCTGATTTGCTTTTCAACCTGGGCGGTCTGTGCGGCGCCAGCGCCAGTCACATTTTGCAAAGTAAGCGCTAATGCGGCCTGCTCTTGCTGGTCTTCCATTGCGGCGCGTGTGGCATCGCCCAAAGCAACAGCCAAACCGCCGAGTGCGGCAGCTGCAGGAATTGCCGCCTTCTTGATCGCAAACTGTGCTTTTTCGCCAACGGTCTCAAGTTGCTGGAACTGTTTGACAGCCTTTTTTACCCCTGTGCCGTCAAACTCGCTGATGATCGGGATATTGATTGCCATTACGCGGTCTCTCTGTTCGCTTCGCTCATGACGCGCTTAACCAATTGCTCCATCTCGGACATGACATCGTTTTGGCGTTGCTCGTACGCTTTCCACATTACTCGCGAACGACTGCCATAACGTGCAGTTAGTGCGCGACCGAGTGGCCCTTCCATTGACGTGTCAAACATGGTGCCGGTAGCGCCCTGCCATTGAATAACAAACGTGCCGACATTCGATTTGTTTCCGCCGTATTCCTTGATGTTTCGCGTGTTGATCTTGGCAGCGATTTTCTGCTTCATGCCTGGTATCCACGGCAACATCTTGAACCCTGATCGAGTGCTCCAATTTCGCGCCATACCAGATAACGGAACATTCGACGGCACAAGCTTGTTGGCGTCGTCAATAACAGGCTGAACAATCTTTTTGTAATCTTTGGTGATTTCACGGCGCAAAGATTTGTCAATTTTGTTGAGCGTCTTCAAGGCTTCTTTGAGCCCGACAACCTCAATCTTTGCTGATACTTCCGCCACGTTATCTCCGTTTTTTGTTTGCCTCGTTAAGC